AACAGGTGTTCATGTTACCCTTTCAGAGGACCACGTAATGACAAGCGTGGTCCGAGAACCATTAAGATTCAGAATAATGGATTTGGTCCACCGTAGTAGCCCGGAATCTGGCTGCTCTAAACGTAATAGCGTATTGTCAACACCACCCACCTTCTTTTCTAGGTTTCCAAAACCTAGAAGTAGTAGTTGTGGGCGGTCAACAATTAGTGAGACTCCAACCATGTCGAGCTCACAAACAATGCTGGCTCCCAACCTGGAGCCCGATTATCTAGCCCCCAAAAGGAAAGTACATATCTTGCGTATGTTCAATCTCGGGATAATCGATCGTATTGTTCGTCATTTTACTAGGGGAGAGGTCTCCAGCAGTGACGAGCAGCAAGGTACTGCTCATGCGGAGTGTTGGAACACTGAACACTCTATAGAGCAGGAAAACCATGCCTTGAGTCATCTATTAGCTGCAGCTAAGGATAACAAAAACAAGGTACGCTGGACTTATGCAGCCAAGTTAGCTAGGGAGTGCTTGGCGCAAATACCAGGGGTTGGAGGGAACACTAAAGCCAACCAACTTGTAGCCACAAGTTTTATACAAAAGCGGATGGATGAGGATGATGTACGCATCACGCATCGAGCCCCCATACTCAAGAGGGCCCTGCTGTTTGTTCGAACACCTACCAATGATGATTTGGAGGTCATAAGGATCACACAAACAGAAGCTTTTGTGAGACCATACGATGATTCGCAGGTTAAGTACTATCATCGAAGTGGCGCCTGGCTAGGCAATTGGTTCGGGGAACGACATAGTCGTCCCGAACCAAATGCCTGCTAGGGCACCCTGGAAAGGTTACCGGGGGTCGATTGCATGCCTACATGCATTCCCGACGGCCCCCACCTGGTGGTAACCAAAATTCTAGGGAAGCCCAGTAAACCACGTAAAACCTTTACCCTGTGCGGCTTTGCACAAGGAAATGATTACGGGGTTTACAACAACACTCTCGCTGCTATGGAGCGGGCAATAAAGGAGCGTGTCTTTTATGTTGATTATGGAAACGGGTTTGTTACCCCACACGTACCAACCGAAGACGCTTTCGTTGAGACGATGAAGGAGATAGAGGAAAGGTTTAAGAATCTTGTTCAATATACCGCTGTATGGACCATGGAGCAATTCGTGGGGACCTATAATGGCCGTAGAAGGACAATTTACGAAAATGCCCTCACCTCCCTTAGGCGTAAGCCCATCTCTCGAAAGGACTCCTATGTTCATGCCTTTGTGAAGGCTGAGAAATATAACTTTACAAAGAAGATGAACCCCGCGCCTAGGATCATACAACCACGTGATCCTAGATACATAGTAGAAAGTGGTAGGTACATAAAGCCTATAGAGAAGAAAATTTATAAACACCTCAACACAATCTATGGATCTATAGCGATGTTTAAGGGTCTTAACCTCGATCAGAGAGGGAAGGTTCTATACTCGCATTGGAGTAGTTTCAACAAGCCTGTTGCAGTTGGGCTGGACGCTAAGCGTTTCGACCAACATGTCAGTTACCAGGCTTTGTCTTGGGAACACAAGATCTATCAAATGTTTTATCCTAACAATAAGCACTTCGGAACATTGCTAGCCTGGCAACGTAAGAACAAGTGCTTCGCTAGAAATGATGAGGGCAAGGTCAAGTACCAGACACACGGGAAGCGTATGTCTGGTGACACTAACACTGCCCTTGGAAATTGCCTATTAATGGGTAGTCTCATCTGGACGTACGCGAGAAGAAGCGGCGTAAATATCAGACTAGCAAACGATGGGGATGATTGTGTGGTAATCATGGAACAAGGTGATTTGGAGAAATTCAATGGCGGGCTGAATAGGTTTTTTAGGAACCATGGTTTTGAATTAACCATGGAAAAGCCCGTTTTAGTCTTTGAGGAAATTGAATTCTGCCAATGTCATCCTGTCTATGATGGGGTTGGATATATTATGGTTAGGGACCCGCGCGTCGCAATCTCCAAGGATTGTGTGTCACTCAAACCCTTAGACAATACCAGTATATTCAAAATGTGGTGTTCGGCAGTTGGACAAGGAGGCATGTCGTTAACGGGTGGAATTCCTGTTTGGCAAAACTTCTATGCACGACTTATACAGATTAGTGATGGTGCGAAGGCACTTGAAGATCCTACCCTCATGACAGGCATGAAGATCATGGGGAGAGGTATGTATAGACGCTATGTTCAACCAACGCCAGAGGCTAGGCTATCATTCTGGCTGGCATTCAGGATTAGTCCTGAAGAACAGCTATGCTTGGAGGAATATTATGATAGTATGCTGTTTAGTCTCGATGGTAAATCTCCTAGATTTGCCATCCTACCCCTGCACTAGGTGGTGCCGTCCCCAGTATGACGTAAAACTACTGGATTGTGGGCATCCGTCCCATGGTCTGCCGGGACCTAAAACTGGTATTGGGTGAATCGTTGTAATGCCCCAAAACTATTATTTTAGTGCTAAACAAAATGCCAAGAGACTGCACGGCGGCCCCCTAACGGTTAACGATTCATGTACAGTCCCATTAGTCATTGTGGCATCCAATACTAATGACAAATAGACGGAAAAGAAATACAACGAAGAGAGTAAAGCAGAGACCAACCAGCAATGTTAGCGTGGCTCAGATCGCGCAGCAAGCCGCAAGGATGGCAATCAAACAAGTTAACCCAAAACTCAAGAATTCACAAGGAATGAATTCAGTGTTGGGAAACCTGGGTATGTTAGCAGGAAACGGCATATCAAAATTTTTCGGCTTAGGTGCCTACAAGCTTAAGCAGAACTCCTTGTTTGATAGTCAAACTGGGTCTCAG